ACTGGAAAGCGGTGATGTATGCAACTGCCACAAAAATGGCAATGGAAGAATCTCTTCAAGAAGCAAAAATGACAGATGATCATTGGGTTATTGTAAATAGAAATGGGAACTTCTATTCTGCCAAATCAGAAATTAAGAAAATTGTTCGTGCATCTAAAAACCCACCTTCTCAAAAAGTAATCGAAAGACATGGTGGGGATGGTGCTATTCGTGTAGGAGAACTAAGAAAAAAATTAAAAAATGCTAAAGACACTGGTGATCTTCTAAAGCAATTGGGTGAAGTTAAAATTTATGAAAAACAAATTGACAAAGTTAATAAAGACGCTATGAAAAAAGACTTTGATGACCGTGCAGATATGGACATTGATAATGATGGTGAAGTAGATGACCAAGACGAATATCTACATAACCGCCGTAAGACAATAGCAAAAGCGATAAAAAAAGATGAAGTTTCAGAGGATGATGATAACCCTTGTTGGAAGGGTTATGAAATGATTGGAATGAAAAAAGGTAAAAATGGTGAAGAAGTTCCCAACTGCGTCCCTAAAGAAAGTATCGAATTAGATGAAAATTCAAGTCCTTCATACAAAGAAGGTAAAAAAGCAGCATATGACGCCAAAAAGTATGGTGAAAACCCTTATAAAAGAGGAACAAAAGATCACTTAAATTGGTCAAAAGGACATAATGATGCTCGTGTTTCAAACAAGTCTATTCGTGGAAAATCAAGTAGTTTGAAAGAAGCAACACAACCAACATGGGAAGTTTCAGTGAGAAAAGCATTCAATGCTGGTGGTGTAAAAGTCAAAAAAGGTGATAGTGTAGAGGTTAAAGCAAGAAATACCGCAGAAGCAATTGACAAAGCAATGAATAAAATGGGCATTTCCAAAAAAGACGGAATGGCGATTCAAGGAAATAATTTTGATTTGAAAAAATTGAAAGAAAGTCTTGAACTTGATGAAGCAGTCAAAGCAGGAAATTTAAAATTGAATGACGGTTCTCGTGTAAAAGTTACAAAAGATGAGGCAGATGCTATTAATAACCTTTTAGGTGAACTTTCGTCCGCAGGGAGAAAGAAAATGGAAAAGGATATGATGAAAAACAAGAAAGAATTTGATAATGTTGTCCAATTCGCTAAGGAGGCAATGTAATGATTGTCAAACCACTAGGGGAAGAAATAACATTATCTTCTACACCAACAACTGTTTCTGATTCAATGCTCGTTAGAGTGTATGCGGCGAATTCTTCTGTTATTACCATTAAAAATCCTTCCGACAATACAAATGTTGGGTCTTTCACTATACCGTCAGGTGGAGTTGAATATATTGAAAAAAGCAGATCGCACACTTTAGAGGCGTCAGTAGATGTTCAGTGTGTTCCCGTTTCATACAAATCTTAAATGTTATAAATAAAAATAAAAAGGATAATGAATATGAAACTAATCACAGAAGTATTCGAAGAAGATTGCGAAGTAATTACAGAATCATCCGATGATGGTAAAAAGAATTATTACATAGAAGGCACTTTTATGCAAGGCGATGTTAAAAATCGCAATGGACGTGTTTATCCTTCTGATATTCTAGAAAAGGAAATGAATCGTTATAACGAAACATTTATTTCTACTAAACGTGCTCTTGGTGAGTTGGGACATCCAGACGGTCCACAAATTAACGGTGATCGTGTTTCGCATCTAATAACTGAAATGCGCCGTGATGGTTCTAATTTCTATGGTAAGGCAAAAATTCTTTCCACACCAATGGGTGAAATCGTAAAGACATTCATTGATGAGGGTGTAAAAGTTGGCGTTTCTACTCGTGGTCTTGGTTCTGTAAAACCAAGTAAATCTGGTATTATGGAAGTTCAAGATGACTTTCATTTGGCAACTGTAGATGTTGTCACAGACCCTTCTGGTCCAGATTGCTTTGTAAATGGTATAATGGAAAATACCGAATACTATTATGACATTGCTTCTGGTAATTGGAAAGTTGCTGAAAAACTTGAAAGTGTAGCGAAAGAAGTCAAGAAAGAATATAAACAAACCACTAAAAAGATAGATGAATTGAAAGCATTGAAAATCTTTGAAGAGTTTGTTTCGTCTCTAAAGTAAGAGAAAAATTAAAATGTATAAATAACATTATGTTACAATACGGAATCCAATAAAAAGGAGAACAAAATGTCAGAGAAAGATTTAAAAGCAGTTACAGATATTGCAGACGATGAAAGCATCTACGACACTGCTGACCCTGTAACACCAGAAGGTGGTGCTGCTAAAAAGCGCAAAGCAGATATGAATAAAAAAGTTGATCCAAAAGCAGACACTGTTAAAGAGTCTGACGATGAAGATCAGGTTGATGATGAAGAAGAAATGGAAGACGACGATGAAGAAATGGAAGAGGGTAAGCATAAGAAAGACATGAAAGAGTCTTTTGCTGACCTTTTCGAAGGAACCGATCTTTCAGAAGATTTCAAAGAAAGAGCAACCCTTGTTTTCGAAGCAGCGGTCAATGAAGCAGCGGCAGAAAAGACAAAAAATGTTGCTGAGTCTCTTGAAGAAGAGTTTGAAGGAAGACTTACAGAATCTGTAAATGAAGCAATGGAAGATATTGTTGAAAACTTGGACGCATATCTTGATTACATTGTTACAGAATGGATGGAAGAAAATTCTGTTGCCATTGAAAGTGGCATGAAAGTAGAAATGGCAGAATCTTTCATGGATGGTCTAAGAGAACTCTTTTCAGAACATAATGTTGAAGTTGACGAAGAATCAGTTGATGTTGTTTCTGGTCTAGAAGAAAGACTAAGCGAGTCAGAAGAAAAGGCAAATTCTGCTATCGCTAAGAACATTGAACTTAAAGAAGAAATCAGTGCTCTTAAAGCAGAAAGAGTATTTGAAGAAGTTTGTGAAGACTTGACTACATCACAAAGAGAAAGAATGAGAACTCTTTCAGAAAAACTAGATAATGAAGACATTGATTCTTTTAAAACTGACTTGTCAACACTAAAGGAATCTTTCTTCAAGAAAGAAGCACCTGTTGTGTCTGAGGAAGTTGAAGAAGAGAATGAAATCTTGACTGAGGATAACGATGTTCAAAAGCGTTATTCTGAATACGACTCAGTAAATGCAATTGTTGCTGCAATTAACGCACGTAATAATAAATAAGAGAAATCTTAGTTTTTATAAATAAATGTAATGAAAACAACAATAACTAAAGGAGAAAACAAAAATGTCTCTATCTAACGATCAGTTAATTAAGAAGTGGGGTCCACTTTTGGAGCATGATTCATTCGCTCCGATTGACAACACCCAAAAGAAGTCAGTCACTGCGACTATTCTTGAGAACACAGAGATTGCGTTGAAAGAAGGTTCAACAATGTCACCTGCTTCTCTACTAATGGAAGCACCTACAAACGATGCAGGCACAGGTGGTTTCAGCGGTGATGCAACTGCGACAGGTCCAGTTGCAGGTTACGATCCTGTTCTTATTTCACTAGTTCGCCGTGCGATGCCAAACCTAATCGCATATGACATTGCTGGTGTTCAACCAATGACTGGTCCAACAGGACTAATCTTCGCAATGCGTTCTAAGTATAACACACAAGACGGTGCGGAAGCATTTTATAATGAAGCAAACACTGCACATGCTGGTGCTGGTAACCACACAGGTTCGCCAATTCCTGCTGGTGATATCGCAAATACAGATATCTTCGACACAGGCACAGGTATGACAACTTCTGCGGCAGAAGCACTAGGTGACGGTAACGGCACTGAATTTGCTGAAATGGCATTCTCAATTGAGAAAGTTGCGGTTGAAGCGAAATCACGTGCATTGAAGGCAGAATACACAACTGAACTTGCACAAGACCTTCGTGCAGTTCATGGACTAGATGCGGAAACAGAACTTTCCAACATCTTGTCAAGTGAAATTCTTGTCGAGATTAACCGTGAAGTTATCCGCACAATTTACAGTAATGCTGTTCAAGGTGCTGTTGCAACTGCAAACGCTGGTATTTTCGACCTAGATGTTGACGCAAACGGTCGTTGGAGTGTTGAAAAGTTCAAAGGACTTATGTTCCAAATTGAACAAGAAGCAAACGCTATTGCAAAGCAGACACGTAGAGGTAAGGGTAACATCATCATCTGTTCCTCAGATGTTGCATCCGCTCTACAAATGGCAGGTGTTCTAGATTACACTCCTGCACTAAACAGTAACAACCTACAAGTTGATGACACAGGTAACACATTCGCAGGTGTCCTAAACGGTCGCTTCCGTGTTTACATTGACCCATATGCAGGTAACAACTACCTAGTTGTTGGTTACAAAGGTTCAAGTGCATTCGACGCAGGTATCTTCTACTGCCCATACGTGCCACTACAGATGGTTCGTGCAGTTGGTGAGAGCTCCTTCCAACCAAAAATCGGGTTCAAAACCCGCTATGGAATGGTTTCAAATCCATTTGCAAAGGGTGCTGCACAAGGTTCTGGCGCACTAGACCTAAATAGCAACGTCTACTACAGACGTGTTCGTGTCACAAACTTGATGTAATTCAGGTTATAAAAAAGAATCTGGAACCAACCAGATCAAAACTTAAAGGGGGTGAATTTCACCCCCTTTTTTTATTTCACTTTTGGACGATTAATGTAAGTTCCCTTCCTCCCGTCATATTTCGAAACCCAATGAGATTTCACTGTTGCGGTAATATTGATAAATTCACCTTCTTTACAAGAAAGTTTTTTGGTTCCTTTGTAAACAACAGGGTTATTTTCTTCATCACGCATAAGGTGAGTATATTCCAGACCATATATTCCAGCATCAGTAAAAATAGCAAGAAGACGAAGCGTAAAATCTTGCCGTTTCTTTACTTCACCTACATGATTTGCAGAAGCATCAAAGATTGCAGTTTGCTTTTTTGCGATTTCAGCACCAGAACGTATTTGTGCTTTAGTTCCTTCAAGAGAATAAATTTCTCCTTCACAATAAACCCACAAAGCACGACTAGGAGAACCACCTTTCATGATTACTTGGTCTTCTGAAAACTCAAAGGGCATATATTCACCCGCCCTAAAAAGTTTACCAGTATAGGGGCATTCATACCCGTCATAAGGTGCATGTGCACGATTGTTACAATCTATTGTGCAATCAGGATACGTTTCAAGCAAAACATCTTTAATAGGTCGGGGCGCATTCGCTTCCATTGCATTTTGAATTTCTTCGATGTTAGTAGCAAAATACATGTCATTTCCTCTTTTGACTTACAAAGATTATATAACATATAGAAAAATGCGATGCAACCCGTTAATTGTCAAAAATCATACGTTTCTTTGACAATAGAACTTGCCTGTTTCATGTCTACAAGAGAACCAAATTTTTGCTTGATAGCACCCATAGCAATACCCATATTCA